CCCCGCCGTCGTTTCCAACAACGACGTGTTAGCGATGCCATGAATGTTCGTCGTGTCGGCCTCGTGAGCCGTCAACGCCGACGTTGAAGCCTTGCCCGGAAGGGCCGCTTCAACGTCCTCCAAACCGGCCTCAATCGCGTTCACCACCGTGATGATCGCCTGCGCGCCAGTATCGGCCGATGCGCCGTTACTAAGTCGCTGGTAGGGGCCAGCCATTAGATAGCCTCGGTGTACGAGACGACCACGGCCACGTCGCTGCCAGCAACCGTTGAGCCGACAAAGTCGATATCGACTGTGATGTAGGCATTGTCAGCCCAGGTCGTCGTGCCGAGCCCCGTCGTCTTGTGTGTGTTGGAGCCGGAGGGGATGGCGGGGCGATTGGCCTGAGTTGTGAACACCGACGTTCCGCCGATATTCAGGTCCGCCACCATTGCCGCGCCCGTGACGGGCGTTGACGTGGTGCCCGTTGGCGCGGTGTCGGCAGAAAGACGGACGGCCGTCAGCGTGCGGTTGCGACCGGAGTCGTTGTAGACGCGGGCCTTGCCGGTGCGAACGGTGGCCGCACCGTCGATGCCAAACACAACCTGCCCGCTCGTCGTGTGACCGTGATTGCCGGCGGCGAGTGTCGAACCGGAGGTGCCAATCGCGGCCCCCGCGATCTTGCCGAAGGTGACCGCTCCGTCAGCAATGGCCGCGGTGTCCACGGCGTTGTCGGCCAGCTCCGAGGCGCCAACCGCGTTCGTGGCGATCTGCGATGCACCTACCGAATCGGCGGCCAGCGTCGGGTTCGGGTAGGTGCCCGCGAGCGATCCGCCCGCCGCACCCGACGGGGCACCGCCCCCACCCACCGCGAGGTCGTCCAACTTCTGCGCGACCTTCTGCACCGTGTCGTCGGTCGGGGCGAGGTTGCCGTTGAACCCCGCAGAGACCACGCTGATCGCGCTGGCGTCGTGCGCGTCGCTGGTGTCGGCCAGGTGATTAGCCGCGGAGCTGTTTGTGATGCCTAGCTGGAAGTCCAGCGTTCCGATTGCTTCTTGCACGTCGTCGACAGTTCCGCCAATGTTGATTCCGCCAGCGGGGTTGTAACTGATGGCGCTGGCGTCGTGGGCGTCGATGGTGTCGGCGATGTGCGCGGTGACCTCGGCGGCCGCCGTTTCGATGCCTTCCTCGATGTGATCGAGCGAGGCAGCGGTGATCGGGGTGTCGGTGCTGGGCGAATCTTCCCAGGCGGCGTAGAACTTGGAGTAGGCGGTCATGAGGGGCCTCCTGGGTAGGTGTCGCTGTCGGGGTAGGTGCCAGAGCCGGGGTAGGCACCGACGCCAGAGGCGGTAGTGCCGGGATGGGTGCTTGAGCTGGGGAAGGTGCTGGGACTCGGGTAGGTGCCCACACCGCTCGCAGCGCAGCCGGGGTAAAGGGCACCGGGGAAGGTATTGGCACCGGGGAAGGTGCACGTTCCGCTGTCTGCGGCGACCCCCTCGAACGCAGGGGGAGTGACCTTGGTCGACGGCAGCGTGTAGAGGCGGTTGGCGATTCGGGCCAGCGGCGTGAGACGGGACTTCTTGACGTCGCCGACGAGCAGGTACTCGACCGGCTTGAGGCCGTGGGCTAAGGGTGTGCGCGGGCGTAGGCAGATAACCGACCCATCCCCCAGGACGGTGTCGAGAGCGGCGGCCTGCTCAAGTGTCTCGGTCACAACCTGCAAGTCAGCCGACCAGGAGCGTCGGGCACCGGAGATGACGACGGGGGCGGCTCGGCCAAGCACCTTGACCACCTTCGGGTCGGCGACGTGGCGCTGTACCAACGCTCCCGTCAGAGACACACTCGCGGTAAGCGTCGGGTCGATGCAGGAGCCGATCAGGTCGGTGCCGGCGTCGAGCTGATCGGGGCAGGTCACCGGGCCATCGGCTGAGCCGCTGACGCCGTCGGTGAGCAGCGCGAAATAGGTCAGGTCGGTGTTCTGGCCGGGCTCGAGGTCAGTCACGATCACCGAGCCCGACACCCCGGACACAGCGACCGCTAACACGGTCCTGACGGGCTCGCTGGCGGGCGTGAACAACGTCAAGAACGCGGTGGGTCCGACGACGCCGGCGTAACTAACCTTGATGCGGGCGGTGACCCCATCGAGGGTGACTGAGTCGATCGTGACGGTGCTCATCGGCGGCCTCCGGTGAGGCGCTGTGCGCGAGCACGTTCGTTCTGCTGAATCTCGACGCGGGCCACGCCGCGGACGAGCTCGCCGTCGAGGTACACGTTGACCGTCGGGTCGCCCAGGCCGAGCGCGCCGCCGAAGGCGTCCTCGAGGCCGGCACGGTTGAGCGGGATGACCGCCTCGCTGACACCGGGCTTTTCGCCGACCATCGCCAACGTCGGCGAGGTGACGAGCCCACCCTTGGCGAGATAGGACACGTCGGGGAACAGGTCAGGGCTCGTGTACCGGCGGCCGGCCAAGGCATTCACGGGCGGCGGCAGGAAGGAGAACCAACTCGGGACGTCGACCACGATGGTGAAGTCGATGCGGTTCCACAGCGCGACCACGCGGTTGAACACGTCGCGGAACGCGGCAAAGAAGCCGAACAGGGCATCGCGAGTGCGGGTGTAGCCAGGAAGTCCGCTCGTCAAGCGACCGAACACACCCGGCAGGCCATTCCGCAGGAACGTGTCGAGCCAAGAGAGCGCCGGGCGCCATGCGTCGCTAATGCGCTTGCGGATCGTCTCGCCGCTCGGCAGCTTGCTCGAGAACAGGCGGTAGAGCTGGCCGAGCAGACCACCGACAGGTGAGATCGCCAGGAAGATCGGGTTCTGCACCGCGTTCTTGAGCATCGTCGTGACCTTGGTCCGCAACGGCGTGCCAGGCGGGAACTTGGTATTGAACAAGCCGTAGAGCTGACCGAGGAGGAATCCGACCGGCGAGATCGCGGCGAAGATCGGGTTCCTGATCGCGTTCTTGAGCAGGTCGGTGACCTTGCGCTTGACCTGCGCCTCAATCTCCTTCGTCGGCCCGGCGTCCTTGAACTGATCCTCGATGCCCTTGAGCGCGTCGGTCAGCGACCCGGTCAGGCCAGAGAAGTCGAGGCCGTTGCCGATGCTCGAGATGACGTCGTCGGCCCATCCCGCTCCGAGCGCAGAGCCATCGCCGAGGCCGTCGTCGAGGCCGGTCGCGATGTCGACACCGGCTTGCTTGGACTTCTTGGCGTAGGGAGCGACCGCATCGATGATGGTCTGCGCGATGTCCTTGGCCGTCTGATCGATGACCGCGATCTGCGACTTGAGACCGTCGACCTGCGCCTGGGCGTTGTCGATGCCGGTCTTGTAGTAAATGTCGGCTTGCTTCTCGGCGAACTTGCTCGACTCGCGGTTGAGCTCGGACTGAATCGCGTTGACTTCGTCGATCGTGTCCTGACCGGCGCCCGCGAGCTGCCCGACGGCGTCGCCGGCCGCCTCGGGACCAGCCTCGATGAAGTCGCGCACGAGCTTGGGGTCAAGACCCGCCTTCTGCAACTTCCGAATGTTCGCCATAAACTTGCGGTACTCGGCGAGGCGGTCGCGCATGGACTGAACGAACGACTTGGTCTGCTTCTTCTCGGTCGTGATGAACGACCCGACGGCGTCGATCCGGCGGAAGGTATTGACCGTCTCCTCGCCCAGCGACAGGGAGTTGACGAACGACCGGGCGCTGTCCTTGATCTGCTTGGCGAGGTCGGCACGCGCGGCGACAAGATCGTCGAGACGCTTCTGTGCCGCTTCGAGTTGCTTGGCAACGCGCTCGCGGCGCCGGGCCAAGATGATGAGGCGCTTGGTCTGCTCATCGATAAAGAGCGCGATCTCCTTGCCGCGAGCACCGGGAGCGGCTTGACGGATCGCGTCGCGCAGGCGCGTTGCCGTGCTGACGATCGAGTCGACGGTCGCGGTGAACTTGTTGGCGTCGCCGTAGAGGCCCTTGAGTGCATCGGAGGGCTGGCCGAACAGCGAGCGCAGCAACTCGTAGAGGGAATTGCGGGCCTCGGCGATGCGCTTGGCGGCCTCCTCGGCAGCCTTCGTGTCGACATCGGGGCCAGGCTTGGAGGCGTTGACCGCACCCTGGCCCTGCTGCTCACCGAATTGCATCGGCTTGGGGAGCTTGACGTTGCCCGCGTCCTTGACGGCCTGAATGTAGGTGCTCACGATCGCGGTCGAGGCCTTGAACCCATTGGAGATCGCTGTGCCGATCCCATTGACCGCGTTCGCAACGCCCTGGAAGTCGAGCGTGAGTGCGGCGCGGATCGCCTTGACCACGCCGATGACGACAGCCTGCAAGGTGAAGAAGCCTGCGATCAGGACACCGATGCCGGCGATGATGCCGCCGAACACCGCCGTGCTGACTTGGAGGAGGATGCTGAGCCCGTTGCCGCTGCCTTGGCTGGCACCCTGCACGCTGGTGACCAGGGAGCGGAACAGGCCAATCGTCGTCGCGATGACGATGCGAATGACCGGCCACACCGCAAGGAAGCTCAGGCGCAGGCCGGTGACGAAGGCGGTCGCAATGCGGATCGCGGCGGGGATCGCCACGCGCAGCACGAAAGCCAGCGCGTTCATAATCCCGGTGAACTCCGAACCCTTGGCGGCCGCGCCGCCGACCAGGGCGTTGAAGAAGTCGCGGACGGCGGCCGCGATCGGGACGAACAAGTCCTTGTTGTTCTTGACCCAAGTGGTCAGGAACAACAGGAACTCGCGGATCGGGTCGAGGACGCCGAGCTGGCGGAAGGTTTCGCCGAGCAGCGTCTTGATCGTGTCCTTGAGGTTCTGGAACAGGCCGGTGGTCGTCTTGGCGGCCTCGACGGCGGCGGGCGCGAAGCGAACATCGTTGATCTGAATGAGGGCCTTGTAGAACTCCTCGGCCGAGATCGTGCCGGCCGACAGGCCCTCGCGGACCTTGGCGCTCGACTGTTGGGTGTTCTTGCCGATCTGATCGACGACCAGCGCGACGTTGACACCCGCGTTACCGAACTGCCTCAAGTCCTGCGCGGTGACCTTGCCGGTCGAGGCGACCTGGCCGAGCGCGAAGGCGAGGTTGTCGATCTGCACCTGAGTCGCGCCCGTGGCCGTGCCAAAGTCCGAGATGAACTTGACGAGGTTGGTACGGATGCGCTGATTGGTCACACCGAAAGAGACCAGCGCGCGGTCGGCCGCGATGAGCTGGTCGGTTGGGATGAGCGATTGCTGACCCAAGGCGAGCAGGAAGCCGTACTCGCGAGCGGCGGCCTGGGTGTCACCGATGAGGCCGATGAGCTGAGAGCGCAGGAGCTCGAAGGATGCGGCGACCTGCACGCCACGCGGGGCGATCTTGCCCAGGCCGATGTAGAGGAGCGAGAACTGTGCGACCAGCGCGACGATGACCGGAAGCAAGATGGCGGCGGCGGCCGCGATGGCGGGCAGCGCACCACCGACGCCGGCAAGGGCACCGGAGGCTCGACCGCCTACTGCCGCGATCCCTGTCAAGGCGTTCTTGGCCTCGTCAGTCAGGCTCGCAACATCACCACCGGCAGCGACGTACCGCTGGGCCGCGATGCGGAGTTCGTTCTGACGGTTCGCCGCTTCTTGATTGGAGCGGGCGTAGTCGCGCGAGGCCGCCGACACGTTCTTGAAGTACCGCGCTAGGGCGGCCAGGCCATAGAAGTAGTTGCCCGATCGAGCAGCACCCAGGCCCACGAACAGCTCTTGTGCACCTTCGGTGGCGACCTTGCCACCGGACCCGCGACGCACGCCGGCCAGGCGCTCTTCGGCACGGCGCAGGTCATCGAGGGCCTGCTTCTGCTGCTTGAGGATGCCCAGGCGCCGGGCCTCTTGCTGGCGGGCCTGGCGGGCATTGAGCGCGTCCTGGGCCTTAGCCTCGCGCTGCTGGGCGCGAGCCACCTCCTCAACGGCCTTGGCCTGCTCACGAGCAGCCTTGGCGACCTCGGCACGGGCGCGAGCATCGGTCTGACGACCACGAATCGCGGAGTCTTGAGCGGCAACGGTCGCCAGGCGCGACTCGGCCCTGATCTGCTCCTGCACGACCTTGAGCTCGGCCTGGCGGGTGCGCGTAGCGGCCTGAGCCTGCGCGACCTGCACCTTGGCGGCCGCCTCGGTCTGGCGGGCCTGAGCGACCGACGCGGTCGCAATGGCCTTGTAGCCGCCCTCAAGCGTCTTGAGTTCGCGCAGGAGAACGCGCGAGGAATCCCCGATGATCTTCTCGGGGTCGACGGCACGACCGAACTCCCGACCGAGGCGCTTGAGTGCGCGCTCAGCCTGGTCGGTTTGGAGCTTGACCTGAATGAACAGGCCACCGGCCGTGCTAGGCAACCGACCCTCCTGTTCGTCGCGCCGCCTCCTGCGGGGAGACGACGGGTGCCTCCGGCTTGGGGGCGTTAGGCCGCGGAATCTGCAGCGGCTTGACGTCCACCTTCCGTTTCGAGTTGGCCTGCACGGTCACGATGTAGAGGGCGTTGAGCTGTTCCGCCGTGATCGCCAGCAACTCGTCGGTTTGTGTCCACGCCTCGACCTTGAGCCGCTCGGTGACCGCTTTCGCGGTCTCGGTGAACAGCGCAAGGTCGAGGTCGAGGAGGTCTGCTGGTGAGCAACCGAGGTGCGCCGAAAGGCGCGCAACGGCTACTCGGTAGGGACCGCCGTGGCGGCCTCACCATCGACCGAAGGGGCTCCTTCGGTCGCCTGCTGCTCGTCGCCGTCGGTCTCGATCTCATCGACCGTTCGCAGCCAAGCCGTGTAGGCCTTGTCGTCGAACGTCTCGATGTCCTTGCACGCGATGTAGGGCAGCTTGAACGCATTGCGCGACGTGGCCTTGTCCTCGTCGAGCGCGCTGCCTCCCATCGCGTCCTCGAGTGCGATGAGGTGACGAGGCTTGACCTTGACCTTGTCGACGTTGCCGTCCTCGTAAGTGACGGTGTAGATGAGCGTTGCCATGCCGGTCTCGCTTTCTGTGCTCCCGTTGAGTGATGCAGGGTGATGTCAGCGGCTCAGGAGCCGGTGACGAGGTTGGCCGTGTCGTCGCTAAACAGCTTCCAGCGCGGGTCGGACGACAGGACGCCGAGCGTCAGCTCGTAGCCGATCGCGTCGGTGCGGGTCAGGTTGAACGCGACATCGCCCTCGACCTGAACGCGCGGGAAGTAGTAGCGGTAGTGCACGTCGTTGTCGGTGAAGTCGACGACGAGCGAGCGGATCGCGTTCTCGCCCTCCTCCGGCGGGGTGTAGTTGCCGGAGATCACCGTGCCGCCACCGAACGCCACGAGGAGCGTGTTGGTCTTGGTCTCGATGAGCGTGGTCTGCAAGGTGAGGTTCTCGCTGTTGGTCACGACGCGGACCTTGGAGCCCTGCCATGCGTCGATCTGATTCGTGTCGCGGCTGACGTTGAACTGCACGCCATCGGGCGAGGTGTAACCCAAGCCCTTCCACGCGCCCGGAAGCGCGGTCGTCGCGTCGGTCGGTGCCGTCGTTGCGACGGGCGCGAAGTAGACCTCCCCGGTCCCTGCGACGCGCACCGCCTCGGGAGTGAGAGTCATGAGACTCCTCCTGTTCCTTGAGGGGTTGACCTGGCCGTCATCGAGACGGACAGAACCCAGCGCGGGTGCGCCGGGGAGAGTGAGTCGTCGGGGGCCGACCGCAGAGCGGTCACGTCCGACGTGGCGACGGTGACGAACCCATCGCTGGGGGTGGAACGGGCAAGGTCGGCAACCTTGTCGACGATCTCGACGGTGTCGGCGAAGGAGTCCTCAGCGCCAATGACGTCGATCTGCATGGCGTAGTCGTGCCAACCAGGGACGCCGGCAACTACCGGAGTCGCCTCAAGGGACCGGACCAGTACGGCCGGGTAGGTGACGTCGGTCGGCAGCATGTCGGCGTAGACGGCGTCGTCGACATCGACCATGAGGTCGGTGCTGTCGCGAAGGTGGGCGGTCAGGTGCCCGGCCATGTCGATCATCGGCGCGACCTCCGCTTACGGGGTCGTGCGGCCGCCACGGTCTCGGCGGCGGCCTTGATCGGGTCACCGGCATCGACGACGCCGCGCACACCGCGACGACGACGGAGCTGGTCGAAGGCAGCGCCCAGGGGGCGGGTCGGCACCCGACTCAGGCTCCCGACCTCCTGCTGGCTCGCAAAGCGGGAGTTGTTCACGATCAGCGCGACCGGGATCGACAGCTTGCGCGACAGGCTCGACTTGATCTGCCCGGACTCGAGCGGGAACCGACGAGCCGGGCGGTTGACGATGAACTTCTTGGCCGACGGCGTCACGCGGGCGCGGGCGATGGCGGCACCTTCACGGGCCAGTCGGTCGACAGCCGGGGCGCCGGCCTCCATAAACACGTCAGAGACAGCCTGGGTGTTGAGCACCAGGACGGCTCCGGTCGAGGGATCGCGGTAGCGCCATTCACTCATCGCTCAGCCCTCCGCGCCTTGACTTCGAGGTGGTGAGCGCTGCCGCGACGGTGATTCCATGCCGCAAACGGCTCGCTAATGACCTCGTAGCGCGCACCGTCAATTTCGACGAAGTCGCCAGGGGCGATCTCGGTCGTCGGGTCGAGGTAGACGCTGACCTCATCGACGATGACCAGGCCACCGTCGAAGGAGTCGGCCGATCGCGAGTGCGAGATGCCGCCCAGCACCTCGGTCTCGGCAATCGTGGCTGTCGGGCGGCCGGCACCGTCAGGGGCGCCAACCGTCCGACGGTGAATCGTCATTGGCTTGGTCAGGAGACGGAGGCTCATACGACCTCGCCCTCCTCGTCGTCATCGTCGACAAACGGCCAGTAGGACGCTGCGCCGACGTCGACACCGTCGAGAGCGAGCGGAGTACGAACGGAGTAGGAGCGGATCGCGAGCCCTTCGAGCAGGTGCTCAACGGTCGAGATGTCCATGACGCCGCCAGGGCGGGAGAACTCGACGCGGTAGTCACCGATCTGCTCGGCCTTGACGACCGACTCATCGCCCGGCGCGTTGAGCGCCGAGAGGACGAGCTGGCAGACGGCTTGCTTGGCCTTGGCAGGGGCGTTCTCGGGGGTGTAGGCGGTGCCCACCTCCTCGCGAACAAGGTCCGAGGCGATCTCAATGAGCGCCTCACAGCGCGCTTCGTCACCCTCGGCGACCTCGGAACCCGAGATCGTCTCGACGTAGGCAACATCGATCAGACCGGCCACGACCCGCTCCTAACTCGGTGGACAGCGGGGGTCCGCACGGGAGCCACACGGCCCCCCGCTGTCGTCCTTAGAGACGGGGCGGTCAGGAGCCCGATCCGGCCGCCTGCAGCACCGCGTAGGGCAGCGGCTCGTCGTTGAGAGCGGTGGCGTTGGTCGCCGTCTCCCAACCAAGACGCATCTTCACGCGGAGAGCGACCATGTCGCGCTCGGCGAGGTTGATCGCGTCCGAGCCGGTGCCCAGCGTGGCCTCGGTGAGCAGCTTGTAGCTCATGTCCGAGCGCAGGGCCATGATGACCTTGCTGCGGTCGACGGCCAGCGCGAGCGCCTCGTCGTCGTCCCACACGCCGTTGCGGACGATCTCGATGTCCGCGCCGTAGATGCCCTCGGAGCCGTTGCCGCGCTTGACGTCGGCGTACAGGAACGCGCCGTCGTCGCCACGCAGGCCGCGGAGCTTGGACCGCATACGCGGGCCGGCCATGACCGTCGTCACGTCGTTGCCGTCAGCCTCGACGAACTCAAAGGCCTCGTTGAAGCCGTCGGCGATGTCGACGCCGGAGCCCAGCTCGGCCACCGCACCAGCGGTGATCGCGTCGGGGATCAGACCCGCACGCCACGAGGCCGGCTTGCCGGTGCCGTAGAGGACGGCGTCGTCGATGACCTGGCCGAAGGCCTGGCCGACGAGGGGGCGAATCTGGCCCCACAGGTCGACGGTCGCGTCCTCGAGGACGTTCTCGTGAATCGGGATGATGACCGCGATTTCCTCGGCGGTGATGACCTTGTTGGCCCATTGAACCTTCGACTTCGGCTTGACGCCTGTGCCGGAGGTCGGATCTTCGGTCACAAATCCGGCCTGGGGCAGCGCCGACAGGACCGGGAAGCGGTTGACCTTCGTACCGATCCGAATGGACGGGAAGGCTCGCAGGCACGCGCTGTTCTCAGCGATGACCTGCAGGAAGTCGTTGGAGTAAACCTCGGGGATGACCCCGGCGACGTCGGAACGTCCGATGTTGCTGGCAACAGCCATGATGCACCTCGGCAAAGTGAAGGGATGGGGTTTCCGTTCACCGCTGAGGCATCACGCCGACGCGGGCAATGGCAGGGGGCCGCATCACGCGACACGTCTGCCTGGTCAAAGGGTACACCTTGGGCAAATGACTATGCAAGCCCCTCGAGCATCGAAACCCAAGAATCGAGATCGACGCGCGAACGGGCCGCTTGGTACTCACCTCGAGCGGACGCTGCAGCGGCCGCGCGGGCGTACCCCTCCGGGTCGTCCAGCTCGGCGAGTACATCGAGCCAGCCGTCGATGTTCTCGTGGTCGACATAGGACGCGCCGGAAGGTCCGAGCGCGTCGAGCAGACCTGGCAGGCCAGAGGCGATGACCGGGATGCCGTGCAGGCACGCCTCGGCCGCCACCAGGCCGTAGGTCTCAAGATGGCTCGGCATGAGGATGACCCGGCTCATCGCGTAGACCAGGCCCATGTCCTCGGTCTGACCCATGATCGTCACGTTGGGCAGCCGACGACGCTCCTGCTCGCCGTAGCCGCCCAGGACGCCGAGAAAGTGCAGGTCGGGACGGGCCTGCGCCAGCGCGTAGAAGGTCTCGACTCCCTTGGCGGGCGACAGGTTGACCAGCGTGACGAAGTGCCGACCGAGCGGAGCTGATGGCGGCCGCGTCCACGCCGGCAGACTTGGAGGCCGGATCAGTCGCACGTCGGCCTCGGGATGCAGCCGTTTGAGCGCGTCCTGGGTCGGGATCGCGTTGGCGATTGTGATGTCGGGCCGGAACCGCCGAATCTCCTCGAGCGTGGGCTCGTTGAGATTGTGAACGATCCCGACGTAGGGCACACCCAGGGCCGAAGCTCGGCTACTGACGAAGTGCGCGATCTCGGGGTGCGAGATCAGGGCGTTCGTCGAGAACAGGTCACCCCGCGACACGTTCAAGCGCCGCGGGACGACCCGTACTCCGTTCCGGGTGAACTCGTGCCTGGTCGCCTGGGCCAGCACCTTGACCTCGTGCCCTGCATCGACCAGAGCCTCGAGCAGCCGCGAGGTCATCATCTCTCCACCGAGCAGGCGCAACGGCGGGTAGGAGTGCAGGTAGGCCAGGAACCTCATGCCCCGAACCGTTCGACGATCTGAGCCTTGGTCAGGCCCTCGATTTCCTCGCGGGAGATGTCCTCGGTCGCCAGCACGAACTCGACCCAAGTGGCCTTGCTCGCCGAAGCGGCCGGCACCGGGACCATCTCGGGGTCAGCCGGCACAACCGGGAACGTGCTCCCGCTGGCGACCTGGGTGAGCAGGTCGCCGAGCGGGACGGCGTCGGCCGGCACGAACTCACCGACCAGGGCGCTTGCGGCAGCATCGGCCGGTTCCCACCCGATGAGAATGCCGCCGACACGGGCCTTGGGGCGCTTGTGGGCCTGACGGGTTGTTCCGTCGACCGGGGAGCGCCACAGGGGTGCG